CCATGGGAGGAATAGGTCCCGTAGAACTGAGCGATATACCGATGTTATCGGAACTCTCAGGTAACGGAGTCCCTTTCTACGCTGGGAGGTTTTATCCGAAGGACTCACAGGCAATCTTCGAGGGATTACAATTAGGTTTCTTTTCTCAGACCCCACCATGGTTAACATGGGAGGAGATCCAACCCACGCAGATTTGGATGGTTCCGATCAGTGGCGATGAACGGATTGTCACGATGAATTGCACTATAGAACGTATTGACATTCGCCCAAGGTCTACGAGTGACTATGAGGGATTAGATGCTCAGACAGCATTTGAGTTAGCGAACTGGGAACCGCCGATCTATGGTGGGGACGTGTTGGAGAAAGCACACGGTCAGGTTGGTCTTTTACCATCTTTCAACGGTAGTTTGGATCCTGGTGTAGAGATTGAACAGAACTTGAGTTTCATACCACCGATCATCACGAATGGATTTTTAGGTATCTCACAGATCACTGGGCGTTGCACCGAGTGGGGATTCTATGATCAGGAGATGACCATTATTAATGGTACGAAGTATGGTCAACCACAATGGGGATATGGAGGTGCTGATGCATTAGGGTACGATTACTCCGAGGTTATTAAATTAAGACCAGATGGTGCCTGGATCAAGCGAAACGCCGAAATAGGTAATGATGGGCAAATTCCTGCATTCAGTACGGGTTCATATGAAGAGTATATCAACAATAGCTACTTAGACACCGCCATACAGTCCTACGAGGACGCTGAGACCATCGGAAATGATTATTATGATGCATCCACCAGAATCGAGGGCGACGGCGTTACAGGCAATCCTAGAGCGGGTCTGATACAAGACATTAGACAGTCACAAATGGATACTGTGATCTATACAATTAAGGTTGCATGTACAACTATTGTAGCACCAGACTTTATCACAGGTCCTGATGAGTTAGTACGTAATAGTTTAGCGGCAGCAGCAATTCAATCGTTTGCAAGTAACTTATTGAATAATGTGTGGTATTTCTATTTGCCTGTAAGGTACAATGGAGACATCCCCGCCAGACGGTACGCCGAATACTTCAGAAAGGCAGGAATAAATAGAGTGACTACGGATCTATCGTAATATGGCAATGCCTATTATGACGTATGCCGCTGCGCCATACGGTAACCACGATATTCACCCACCCCCAATTCCAGTATTCACACCACAGACACCAGTGCATCCACCAGGAGCAGGGTATTCGTCTAATGTGTATATCAATGGTCTACCTGCAATGAGTACAGGAAATATGTGTATTCCGCACACAATTCCTATCATTCCGCCGCCACCTCCGCACGCTGACATGCTTTTGACAGGTCATGCGACAGTAAGGATCAATGGAGGCGCAGCTGCAACTGTTGGTTCCGTAACAGATCATGGCGCACCCCTGATTGGACGCGCAAGTGTTACTGTTTTGATGGGAACTGCGGTACTTGTTCCCCACACAGGTCTCTGATCTGTGCTATAATATTCAAGTCAAATCATTTTAAACTATGGCACGAAGCAAAGTTGGTCTTAGTGGCGGTCTGATGATCGAGTCGAAACCCAAAAAGACTCGTCAAGGATCGGGACAGCACACGAAGTATGCTGCATCTAGTCGCAATAACAAGAAGAAGCGTTATCGCGGGCAAGGCAAGTGAATCTCAGTCCGCAGAACTTGATGCGTGAGATTGAGTGGGATGATTTCGGTAAGGGTGGAAACCATACCGATTTCATCTATGAGGATTTTATCGACCCTAAAATTTGCGATGAACTCCTAGAGTACAATGAAAATTGCACGTATCTGAAGAAAAAACCAGGATTCATTGGTTATAGTGATCCAACTGGTATGCCTCAAGCGTCTGAGCGGAAGGTTTCTACTGATATGTGTTGTCATGCAATGCTTGCCGACACAGAACCATCACTTCAGCACTATATGACTGAACTTGATAGGGTGATGAGGAATTACTTTACCAAGTATGAGTTTGCACTAATTGACTGTGCTATCTACCCGATGTTCAATATTCAAACATATCCAGCGAGAGGTGGGTATAAGGTTTGGCATTTTGAGCGTACCAACAATAAGTTAGCACTTAATCGTCATCTAGTGTGGATGACATACCTGACCGACAATCCTGATGGTGGGACAGAGTTTTACTACCAGAGTAAATACTATCCAGCAAAGAAAGGATCTACACTGATCTGGCCTGCTGACTGGACCCATACTCATCGTGGTAGGGTTGTTGACGAAGAAAAGGCAATTATTACTGGTTGGATTGAGTTTTCATGAATTTAATTTGTAACTTGCCTGCACAAAAAGTTTGGGTTCGTAAAGAATACTTACGAGACCACCAGGATGGTCATGGTGAGTTTGTGGAGGGCGTCTGGGTTGCTGCAAAAAGCATACCTGGGCGTGCTTTTTACTTTGAGACGTACTTACCACAGTATGGAGCAATGTATGACAAATTACCTATCAGTGCGTTTGTACGATCCCCCGAAACCCCAGTCATAGACATGGATTTGGCGAATCTACAATTCTGGAATTGCATGGACTATGGTGTCATGGCAATCAACAAAGGTTTCATTGCTCAGATGGAAGTAGAGATCTTTACTCGTGACCATGGGTTACAGAAAGGAAAGTATCTGTTTACACTAGACAACTACCATGCAAATCCAGATGTGATAGATAATAATGTAAGTGAGACTCCACAAGAGCACAAATCACATAATTGTATTTTGTTGAACAATGGTCAATACGCATTGTATCCTAATAATAGGATGCGTCTGTATGACCTCTCCTTGACCCCAGAAGAACCCACATTCCCCGATTTCAAAGTATCTACCATAGAATACGAAGTTGAGGGTGGAACCGATTGGGGACGCCTTGGAGACACTGATAATTATTTTTGGGAAACTAATGCTGAACGAAAACTACGGACGGAGACCACAAATGGACAAGAGAGTAGATAAGGGCGAAGACTTTAAAAAGTCTGGAATGACTCTCATTACAGAAGTAGACAGTGAGAGGCACTTAAAGAGGGCACAGAAACTCAAGGATGTTAAAGAAGGCGAAATCTTTGACAACCAAGCAGAGTGGGCAGACGGATTTTGTGGCAAGTGAATAAATAAAACGTAGTCATATTGTATCTCCATGCCTGCGTTTCCAACGTTCAAGGATTTGAGCGTTACTTTTAAGAAACACCCTGTCAGCGATGATCTAGTCGTTGTCAAGGATAAGGCTGCCATCATTCAATCTATTCGTAATCTCCTCCTTACAAATAAGGGGGAGAGACCTTTTCAGCCTCAACTGGGGTCTGATATCTATAGGTTATTGTTTGAACCTCTAGATTTTGGTACTGCTGCTCTAATTAAACAAGCAGTAGAAGAAACTATCACAAATTATGAACCTCGTGTAATTGTAGACACTGTGCTCATTACTCCAGATTTTGACAGCAACGGATTTGAAGCAGAACTATCGTTCGTGATCGTTGGCAGAGAGGATGTACCCGTGAATGTTGATTTCTTCTTAGAGAGCACACGATAAATGCCATATACACAGGTAGCAAATTTAGATTTTAGTGATATCAAAGCCGCCCTCAAAGATTACCTAAGGGCGAATTCTGATTTCACTGACTATGACTTTGAGGGATCAGCGTTAGCAACGTTGATTGACACACTGGCATATAATACGTACTACACGGCATTCAATGCCAACATGACAGTCAATGAGATGTTCATTGACTCTGCTAGTCTAAGAGACAACGTTGTCTCTCTTGCTAAGCAGTTAGGATATCGTCCAAAGTCAACAACAGCACCATCAGCAAAAGTAAACCTTGTCGTTACCTATGCGGGTGCTACTACAGACACAAGTTTAACACTAAAGGCAGGAACAGGTTTTGTCTCCTCGTTTGATAACACACTGTATCAGTATGCAGTAACGAGAGACGTTCTAGGTCAGGTCGTCAATGGCGTCGTAAATTTTGACGGTCTAGAACTTAAAGAAGGTGCTATGTTGACTAACACATACACTTTCAATGCAGCATTGACTAATCAGCGTTTCATTCTTGATAACCCTGGTATCGATACATCTACCATTCAGGTTAAGGTATATCCATCAGCAGTAGCTACTATATTCAAAGAGTATAAGTTATCTGAGAATATCCTTGAAGCAAAACCATCATCTGAAATTTACTTTTTGGAAGAAGTATCTGAGCAGAGATATGAAGTTCTATTTGGTGATGGTGTCTTAGGCAGAAAACTAGAAAACGGCGAGAAGATTGAGATTTCGTATCTAGTTACTGCTGGTGCAGAATCTAATGGTGCAAAAACATTTACGTTCTCTGGAACCCTCGTAAACCAGTCTGGAAACAACCCAACATCTGTTGGTGCTGCTGTGTCCACTGTGACCGCTGCAGCAGGCGGTACAGCAGCAGAGAGCGTTGATAAGATCAAGTTTACCGCTCCTAAGATGTTTGCCGCACAAGACCGTGCAGTAACCGCTGGTGACTACGGTGCTATTGTTCGTAATCTATATCCAGCAGTTAGTGACATCATTGTGTTTGGTGGTGAGGAACAAGAACCACCTGCGTATGGTAAAGTCTTCATTGCAGTCAAACCAGAAGATGCTGCTAGGTTGACTTCTGTTACTAAAGAAGAGATTAGAGGAAAACTCAAGAATTATCGTGTTGCTGCAATCACACCTGAGTTGATTGACCCATCTATTCTATATGTTGAGGTTAACAGCAGAATATTCTTCGATTCGTCTAAGACTGAGTTGACTAAGACTCAAATTAGAGATAATGCAATCTCTGAGTTTCAGTCCTACATCGACACGTCCAATACAGAAAAATTTAACGGTAAGTTCAGATACAGTAAAGCAGTTGCTGTAATCGATAATTCTGATGTTTCTATTAATTCCAATCTCACTTCAGTGACGATGAGGAAGGATTTTTACGCTCAGATTAATTCGACTTCTTACTACGAAGTTTGTTATCAAAATGCATTCCTCGATGATGACGACCCTGTAGTGTCTTCAACGGGTTTCGTGGTAACAGAATACCCAACATTTACAGTGTATCTTGAGGATCGCCTAGGCAAAATGATCCTATATAGACTAGATGGAATCACTGGCGAAAAAGTCCTTTTGGACGATAATGTTGGTGATGTTGATTATGCAAAAGGTGAAGTTAAATTGTACGATATGACTATCATTAAAGGAACCTTTGGTGATAATCGTATTGAGTTACGAGTAAGACCTTTAGAAAATGACATTGTGGCAAAACGAGAGGTCTACTTGGACGTTGATGTAGCAAAAAGCAGCTTCGCTGCATTCTCAGAGTAATATAGATGGCAGTAAAAAAGGCAATTTCAACTCTGATCGAGTCACAACTCCCAGAGTTTATCACCTCTGAATACGAACTTTTTAGTAAGTTCGTAACCAAGTATTATGAGCAGCAAGAGTTGCAGGGTCAACCTCTTGATGTTATCAGTAACTTGCAGACTTATGCTGACATCGATTACTATGAGAAGAGTTTACTTAGGCAGAAATCTACACTAGTAACTAACGTCACAGATTCTGCTACTTCTATTCAGGTTGTAGATGCCACTTCTTTCCCAGAAGAAAATGGTTATTTCAAGATTGATGATGAAATCTGCTTTTACAAGACGAGAACTAACGACACTTTCCAAGACGTAAGTAGAGGTGTCAGTGGTAATACCAAACTAGGCGACTTATACGGTTCTAGCAATTTTGTCTCCACAGTTGCTGCAGCACACTCTGGTGGATCTGACGTACAGAATATCAGTAATCTATTTCTGTATGCGTTAATCAAGAGTTTTGAAGCACAGTATCTTGGTGCTTTCCCAGAAAAATATTTAAAAGGCGAAGTTGATAAGAGAACCCTTATCAAGAACATTCGCAAGTTCTACAAGGCAAAAGGAACAGAAGCCTCTGTAAGATTCCTGTTCAATACACTGGTTGCTGGTGGTGAAGAGAATACACCAACTCAGTATGAACCAAAAGACTTTACATACAAGTCTTCCGAATCTGACTGGGTACAAGGATATGCCCTGAAAGCAAAGGTTCTTAGTGGTAATGTCAATGATCTGATTGGTAAGGTAATTACACAACCACAGACTGACAATACTGCGTTTGCTTCTGCTACTGTAGACAATGTAAGATATGACAGCACGGTAGATGGAGAAAACATCTACAACATTTTCCTTGCTGAGGAAACTATCAACGGTACATTTGCAATCACGTCAAAAACACAGTTGACTGAGCAAATCTTATCTACTGATGGTCCTGGTGATACTATCAAAGTCTTCTCTACACTTGGATGGAAGAAAACTGGTAGTCTTTTAGTTGGCAGTGAAATCATCACTTTTGATGAAAAGAACATCACTCAGTTTACTATTGCTACCAGACAGACTCAGGGAACATATCCAGTAGGCACTGATGTATACGAACCTATTGAACTGGGTGGTGCTGGCGTAACCCTACTATCGTTTGGTTTAGTCTACAATCTAAATGTAGAGAATGGACAACCAAATGCTACAGTTGGCGAAAAGATCCAAATTGGTCTTCCTGGATTCATCACGTCTGACTCTAAGGTTGTTGATTCCCAAAACAATCCAAGATTTAAGTTCTCTACTGGTGCAGTTCCAGTTGCTCCTGGAAAACCAGCAATTCAATCTGTTCTTGGTGGATTGACAGCAGATGTATCTGCTTTGTTTGAAGATGACCAATACTATTACGTGGCATCTACTGGTTATCCTTCTTATGACATCCTAGACGGAGCTAGTGGATATCCAACAAACATCCAAGATCAAAAACTACTTAAGTTAGTCAGAAAGCAAGCGACAAGAACTACTGAGATTTACAAGACTCCAAATTCTGATGTCGGAATCTTGGTCAATGGTGTTCGTGTCTATGGATATAAAGATAAAGACTTTGTTGACTTTGGCAAACTACAAAAAATTGATGTTACTGTCAAAGGAACCAAATACACTGCACCACCAAACGTTCTTGTAGATGGTGTACCAGGAAAAGCAGTCGCAAAACTCTCTGGTGAATTTGTTGAGTCTGTCGAACTAAGAAATCCAATTCAATACTCGAAAACTCCAACAGTAGAGATTCTCTCTGGTAGAGGTGCTATCATTCGTGCTGTTGTAACTCAGGGTAAAGTAACAAGTCTTCTGATTGATAATCAAGGAGAATACTACTCTGTTCCACCCACAATTCTAATTAGAGATAAGGTAGGAAGAGGTAGATTTGCTGAGTATACTGCCACAATTGAAGGTGGTAGAGTTACTGGTTACGAAGTAATTAATGAAGGTGAGTTCTACTCACAGGAAAATATTGAAGTAATCGTTTCTCCTGTTGGATCTGGAGCAAAAGGCGTAGCTACTATCAAGAGATGGGTAAAGAACAGATATGTCAAACTAGAAACAAAACTAGATGACGAGTATGGATATCTGTTTGAAAATTACAATAGAGAACTAGAATATGGTTATGGACATGTAGGCAATCCAAAATCTCTTCGTGTTGCCTTAAATGACAACCTTAGTTCTACATTCCAAGAACCAGCAAGTAAAACACACTCTCCTATCATTGGTTATGCATATGATGGCAACCCCATCTATGGACCATTTGGATATGAGAATCCATTGGATGCTACATCTAGCATCTCTAGGATGACTTCTAGTTATATTCAGAAAACAAGTCGTTTTGAAGGACCATCCACTTCTACCTATCCACTAGGCACATTTATTGATGACTATGAGTATAGACATCGTAGTGGATTGCTTGATCAGAACAACGGAAGATATTGTGTAACTCCAGAGTTCCCAACAGGCATATACGCATACTTCCTGACTATCAATGATCAGCAGGAACCACAGTATCCATATATTCTTGGAGAAAATTACTATTCTCTACCTGTTGATTCTAACTACAATTCAAATCTATCACAGACAGATCTACCTACAAATGTAAGACGTTTTTACAGATCTGGAACTCCTAGCAATGGTGGAAACTTCCTTGCTACAGTTAATGATGTCAAGAGTGGTAGTATTGACAATATCGATATTGTCTCCTCTACAAACACCTTTAGTGTTGGATCTAAACTGTTCTTCAACAACACTGGTACAGAAGGATTTGGTGCAGAGGCAATTGTATCCGAACTGAAAGGTAAAGATGTTGATTGGTTAGAGTCTACTGAGACTAAAGCAACCAGACTAGAAATCATTACTCCAGCATATTTGTTTGATGGAGACACGTTGTCTCAACCTGCATCTGGAGCATCTGGTGAGATTGTGGGCACTGTAAGGAATGACAATGTTGTTGTTCTTAGAAATGTACAAGGAACATTTGATACCACAAATACCTTCTCTGCTTCGATTAAAGTTCTAAATCTGCAGTTAGATACAGCATCTTCCTATTCAGTAGGATCGATTCTAAAATTGACTGATGGTGCTGTAGCACAAGTAGCATTTGGTGAAGTTCTTGCTACAACAGCAGATTCAAACGTTGTCACTGTAAAAGTTCTGCCGACTGCAGACTATGACAATGACCCTTCTACTCCTGATGACGTTGCAACTGGTACATCACCATACTACTTTGAGACAGAAGCAAACCTTGCAGAGCACTACCTAGCAAGTAACAATTTAAGTGATACCTCTGGTACTAAAATTACAGGTTTTGTATCACTGAGTGATGGTTTGGAACCATTTGATGTAAACCAATTGGTAGCTCTAATTCAAACTTCTGAAAACCATGGTATTGGTCTGAATGATGTTATCAATGTTGCAATCAATCCTGATGACGCAACTAAAACAACAACATATTATGTCAGAAAGAGAATTTATCAAGATTTACAGTTAAATCCACCATCGATCACTACCAAAGTAAATTACACTGGTATCGGTCGTCTGCTCGTATACAATGTTGGTTGGGATTATACTACTGGCAGTTATACAAACATTCCATTAACTGGTGGTTCTGGATCTGGAGCAAAAGCAAATATTGTTGTAGGTACTGATGGATATGTAACCGATATTCAGATTACTGATGGTGGCACTGGTTACAAGAGAGAAGATTTGCTTTCTGTAGAAGATGTACAATTAGCTAGATCTGGTGGTTCTCAAAGCACACAGAGACTAAAAGTATATGTTGACCATGTTGGAGTTTCCAGAGAGTCAACTAAGATTACTATTGATGATGCATCTAGATTTGCTGTAAATGATCTAGCAAAGATTGACGACGAAATTGTCAAGGTGTCTTCTATCTCCAGCAATACTCTGACTGTAGAAAGAGCACAAGAAGGAACAACTGCTGTAGATCATTACGATAACGCACCATTTGTTCTCTATAACGGAAGATATAACTTTAATAGCAACTTCCAAATCAATGGATCTGAAACTGTTACCTATGATCCTGTAACACACAAACTATTCATTGTTTATCCATCATCAACTAATCTTAATGCTCTGACTCCTATTACATCATTTGATTCGTTCTTTGATAACAGCAGTCCACAAAGACTGTCTGATATTGTCAGTGCTAGTGCTGCAACTAATAAGTTTGAGTTCAAGAGAGGAGCAACGGGCACCTATCAGACAAATCCAATTATTGAAATTCAAGAATACTACAAGTATATCTTTGATACATCTGATAGTTCTTTGACTGGAAGTTACTTAGATTTTAGCCCAAGTAAGAGTTTTAACATCGTCCCAGCAGAAAAAGTAGAATCTGCTATTCTTCCTGGAGCACCTGGAGCACAAATTGAACTCAAGTTTGGTTTCGGTTCACGAGATGCAACTAACACATATAATGTCAAGAGACCAACCGAGTTCTCTAATTACTACTATTTCGATAGAAACAATTTGATTGCATCTGAGGATTCATACCTTAAAATTATTAATGATCCTCTTGTAGGCAGAAGGGTAGTAAACTACGTTACTTCAAATAGAATTTGCTATTCTT